GGTGGCTCTTCGGTCTTATCATTTCGGGAGCTATCGCTATTATCAGCTTTTTTCTCAAAAGAACAATTAACGAAGCGGATAGACACGACAAGGAAATCAAAGAAATTCAGCTGTCCTATGTAACAAAAGGCGAACTGAAAGATGTTAAAACCGATGTCAACAAATCTATCAGCAAGTTGCAAACTGATGTTGAGCAAATCAAGGACACCTGCCTTACGAAAAAGGATTACTACAACTCTATAAACGAGGTTAAGGACGAAATAAAGACACAAAACAAGCTCATTTTGGAGCTTTTAAGAGGAGGTAAAAACAATGACTAATGATGCAGAGGCATATATACAGAAAATCAAAGCAAGAAACTTCGTGCAGAACAACGGACAGATTTTGAGAACTATTAACATACTTCATGTGAATTATGAAAAACTGTCTGATGTCAAATTTGCAATCAGCAATGTATCAGAACATGACTTCCTGTCATCGGTTAATTACCTCTTTTTGTCGGAATACATTTTGCTCCGTCATATCAAAACAAAAGAGCCTGCCGACATCGCAGATGTTCCGTATGAAGAACTTGAGGCAAAACTCTCATCAAAGGGCATTAAGCTCCTCGAAGGTTCTGTTACCGATAACTCGGTTGAGGTTTAGTTATGGGCAGAAACAACCGCAGAGCTTGCGGAAAAATCGACAAATTGCCTCCTGACCTCAAGGACACTGTAGATCAGATGCTTGTCAGCGGACAGACATACCGTGAAATTGTGTCATATCTTGCGGAAAACGGCGAACAGTTGTCGCAGGCGGCAGTCAGCCGTTACGCATCACGCTTTTTGGCAAACGCACAGCAGTTACGAATTGCACAGGAAAATTTCAGAATGATACTCACCGAAACCGAGCGTTATCCTGAAATTGACCCTGCAGAGGCTATTTTGAGAATGGCATCACAAAAGGTTTTTGATGCCATTTCAAAACTTGACGAAGGACAATTCGATGAAGTGTCTGCCGAAGACCTTTTAAGACAGGCTACTGCCCTTGCGAGAGCAGTAACATACAAGCGTAAGACCGACACGGATGTCAAGTCAGACAAGCAGATTGCCCTCGAAGAAAATCAGAGCCTGCTTTATGACACTATCAAAAAGAGTAATCCACGGCTCTACAACGAGCTTATGGACGAAATCAACAAGCTCAAAGCAAAGGAGCAAGGACGATGAACATCAAGTGGTATGTTTTGTATGTAAACACAGGACAAGAACATGCTGTTGCGGAACAGCTCCGACATCGTGGTTATGATGCCATTGTGCCGATTGAAAACAAACTGATACGCTCAAAAGGCAAGTGGATAACCCAACCGCATATACTTTTTGACGGCTATGTATTTGTCCGTATGGACTATGAGTGGTCAAAGTATTATGTATTCAAAGGTATTCCACACATTATCAGATTACTCGGCGGCGGTACAAGTCCTATTCCTCTAACTGACAAAGAGTCTGAATTTATTCTAACTTTAAGCGAACTTTTGAAAACTCCCTCGGTGCTTAAATTTACTGACAATAATTACGAAACTGTCAGCGGATTTTTGGCTGAGAATAAAGATAAAATTGTGAAAATACAGAAACGATACAAGAAAGCAACGGTCAAAATTACCCTTGCAGGTGAGCCGACTGAGCTTACAGTATCGTTTACCGAACAAAAGCCCGAACAGACAGCGGATTGATTCGTCTCTGCTTGATGTGACACGGCTGACATACAGCAAAGCTACCGATAACCTCAAGTTAGCGGATGGCGGAGCTATACCCAAGTTAAAAACAGCGGTTTGTTCGTCCATGGATAATCCCTCCAGTAATTAGTTCATATGGCTGACATTTAAATTAACACCGCAAACCGCTGTTTTTTATATACATTAGAATGCTTTTAAACACCTTTTAACGGGTGTTTATTTTTATGCAAAAAAGAAAGAAGGTGCAAAATGAATAAGCTGTCAAAACTTGAACAACTGCTCAAAGAAACAAACACGAAGCAGGAATTTAATATTGTTGAAGATTTAAAGTCACTTGCTCTGTCCTATGGAGTTGTTAAGTCAAGAGAGTTCAGAAAAAAATTAAATGCTCTTATTACGAAATATGAAAACGACGAACTGACGGCAATTCGGCAGGCACTTATAAATAAATGTCGAAACGGCGACACACAGGCGATCAAGTTGTATGCCGACTATTTTAAACCGGAAACAGTAACAACCATTGATGACGGATTGATTGAGGCACTTGAAGGTGCAGGCAAGGAGGCTTTTAAGGATGAAGTTTAAGCCTTTTTCAAGGAAACAGTTAAAAGTACTGAGCTGGTGGAAAGTTGACGGCATTAAAGATAAATACGATGCAGTTATTGCAGACGGTTCTGTCCGTTCGGGCAAAACTGTTAGTATGAGCATATCTTTTATTTTTTGGGCAATGGCAACATTTGCCGATTGTAACTTTGCTGTATGCGGTAAAACCGTAGGCTCTTGCAGGCGAAATGTCATTAAGCCTCTTATCAATATGCTTAAACATCGCTATGACATCAAAGACAAGCGGTCGGAAAACTTGCTGATAATCAGCAAAGACGGCAAATCTAATACATTTTACATTTTTGGCGGTAAAGATGAAAGCTCACAGGACTTGATTCAGGGTGTTACGCTTGCCGGAGTGCTTTTTGACGAGGTTGCGTTGATGCCGAGGTCATTTGTTGAGCAGGCTCTTGCCCGTTGCTCTATCGAGGGTGCAAGGTTTTGGTTCAATTGCAACCCCGATAACCCTAACCATTGGTTTTATCGTGAGTGGGTTTTAAAGGCTCCTGAAAAGCACGCTTTGCGACTTAAATTTTTAATGGACGATAACCTATCATTATCCGACAAGGTAAAACAGCGGTATTACAGTCTTTACCAAGGCACATTTTACCGCCGCTTTATCCTTGGTGAGTGGGTTATTGCCGAAGGTCTTGTTTACCAAGATTACAATGACCATATTAAGGATAAGTTGTGGAACGGCAATCCCAATGAGCTTGTCGGACGGTGGTATATTTCAATGGACTACGGCACAATTAACCCTTGCTCTATGGGACTGTGGTGCGTGACCGATAACGAGGCTATTAGAGTGGATGAATACTACTACAACAGTCGCAAAGAAGGCTATCAACGCACCGATGAAGAGCATTATGCAGAGCTTGAAAAGCTCGCAGGTGACCGATATATAGAGCGTGTGATAATTGACCCGTCCGCCGCATCATTTAAAGCTACAATCAAAAGACACGACAAGTTTTTTGTTAAGTCAGCAAAAAACGATGTTATAAACGGTATCCGCACTACAAGCCAAATGCTCAATGACGGCAGAATTAAAATCGGCGTTAAGTGCAAGGCATCACAAGAGGAGTTTGGAATGTACCGTTGGGATGATAAAGCCGAGGTTGACAAAGTGGTTAAGGAAAATGACCACGCAATGGACGATATACGCTATTTTGCTTATACAGTCCTAAAGCGTGAGTTTAAATACAAATAATAAGGAGGTGAGCAGTTGAAAAGGCGTGCTAAATATGTGTTTTTAAGTTGGTTAAGGAGTATTGTAAACAAGCTTGACCCCGAAAACGCTACAAACAATTACCAGTATGACAATATGGAAGAGGCTATGGAAGTATGGCTTGAAATATATGCCGATGAGCCGTCTTGGAGCAAAGATTGCCACAACAAGACACTTAACCTCGGTGCAACGATAGCGTCCGAATTTGCACGGTTAATTATGATTGAATTTGAGAGCGAAATAACGGGTTCAGAACGTGCGGATTATTTACAAGAACAGTACGAAAGATTGCTTGAACAGCTCAGAGTAAGGCTTGAGGCAGGTTGTGCGGTCGGCGGCATAATGTTTAAACCGTATGTTCGTAATGGTGTAATCCTCCCCGATTGCATCACGCAGGACAAGTTTATCCCTCTTAATTACAGCAACGGCATAATAACCGCTGCCGTGTTTTTTAATCAAGAGGTCAAAGGCAAGAACTATTACACAAGAGTTGAAAAGCAGACTTACAGCTACGAAAACAAATCACACACAATTGAAAGTCACTTTTTTGTTTCATCCACTCCCGACAACATCGGGGCGGAAATAAATCCTGAAAATCTTGACAGCGATATGTGGTCGAGAATAGACCCTTACATTGTAATCAACGATGTTGACCGTCCTTTGTTTGCTTTTTGGTCTGTACCTTTCGCAAACCATATTGAAAGCGACAGTCCTCTCGGTGTGTCGGTTTACAGCCGAGCTGTTAAGCTGCTTAATGAAGCTGACTTGCAGTGGGACAGATATTTGTGGGAATTTGAAGGCGGCGAGCTTGCAGTTGATGCCGGCGAAGAAGTCCTTCGACAGCGACCGGGCGAAGATACGCTCGGAACACCGTCAACCCGTGATAGATTGTTTCGCAAATTTAACATTGATGCAGACGATAACAAAGATAAGTCTTTTTATGAAGTTTTTAACCCGACTTTGCGTGATGATAACTACTCAAATGGACTAAACGAAATAAAAAGACAGATTGAGTTCAACTGCTCCCTTGCCTACGGCACATTATCGAACCCACAAAATGTGGATAAAACAGCCGAAGAAGTTAAAGCATCGAAACAGCGTAGCTATACGGCTGTATCTGATATGCAACACTCACTTGAGGCGGTGCTCGAAGACTACATATATGCGTGTAATGCTATGGCTGATGCCTGCAATCTTGCTCCAAGCGGAGAGTACGAAGTTAGCTTTAACTGGGGTGACGGTGTGCTTGAGGATAAAGACAAGGAGCAGGCAATACAGATCAACGAGGTCAACAGCGGAATCCGCAAAAAGACCGACTACCTCAAATGGCGGTATGGAGTTGATGATAAACAGGCGGCAGAAATGTTACCCGAAAGCGGTGTACAAAGTTTTTTTGATGAAGGCGGTGGCTCTTAATGCTCACCCCTGAACAGCTTGCTCATTGTGCCGATGATATCATCAACCTATATTCACAGCTTGAAGAGGAGATTGTCCGTGACATTGCTCGCAGAATTGCAAAAACAGGAACAATGACCGACACAGGTATATGGCAAGCCCAGCATATGCAGGAGCTTGGCACTCTGCACTCCGATGTGTTGTCAAGTGTTGCAAAATACAGCGACAGGACAGAATCAGAGTTAAAAAAGCTCTTTGAAGATGCAGGTGTGACCGCTACGGAGTATGACAACGAGATTTACCGACAAAACGGCTTAAATCCAAAGTCACTCAAGGTGTCTGATGTACAAATGCAATTACTTGAGGCAGGTTTTAAGAAAACGCAGGGCAATCTTAGCAATCTTACTCTGACCACAGCTGTGTCATCGCAAACGAGCTTTATCAATGCTTGCAGTCTTGCTGAATTAAAAGCGTCAAGCGGTGCGTTTACTCCGCAACAGGCAATTGCCGATGCAATTAAACAGGTAGCTCAAGACGGAGCGTATGTAATCTATCCCTCCGGTCATCGTGACCGACTTGATGTTGCTGTACGGCGTAATGTTATGACCGGCATAGGTCAAACCACAGGTCAGATATGCCTATCAAATGCCCAAGAGCTTGGCTGTGACCTTATGGAAATTACCGCCCATACAGGAGCTCGACCGAGCCACTCGGCTTGGCAGGGACAGATTGTAAGCCTGAGCGGTCAAAGAGGTTACTTGTCCTTATCTGATATTGGTTACGGCACAGGTGACGGATTCAAAGGCTGGAACTGCCGACACGATTGGTATCCGTACTTTGAGGGTTCGTCCCGAATGTATTCGGATAAAGACCTTGAAGAACTGAACGCTAAAAATATTGAATACCCTGACGGCTCAATGCACACGCTTTACGAAGCAGAACAACAACAAAGAGCAATGGAGCGAAAAATCCGTGAAACGAAACGCATACTTGCCGCACAAGATGAGTGTATAACAAATACCGACAGTGAGTCCTTACAAAAGGCTATACAAGAAGACTTTGAACGGTATGCGATTAAACTAAAACGGCAAGAAGCAGAGATGAATAATTTTTGTAATAGGACGGGATTACTTCCTGACGGTTCACGCTCGCAAGTTTACGGATTTGGTAAAAGTACCTCTCAAAAATCTACCGGTGTTGCTAAAAAGTATTACAGAACTTGGAGTAAAGAACATAATATCAATAACATTGAAACACTTGCAGAATATTACAATGTGAAGTATAATGATATTGAAAGGTATAAACTTCTTAAAGGCTATGTAAAAGCTATTGATGAAGGAAATATATCTCCTTTTACAGGGTTCGATTTATATGAAAGTAAAGCTGATGAAATAAGAAGAGAACTTGTTGGTCTGAAAATTAACAGTAACCCTGATTATGACATAACGGATTTTACTACACATTTTGTTGACAGAGTTTTAGGTCAAACATCAACAAAACATAAAGATATGCGATTAGGTACAACTTTAGAACAATTAAAGGACACTATTGCAAATCCAATAAGTATCTCTGAACCGAGCTTTATAAGTATGAAGAAAAACGGTTCGGTGTACTTAGATAAAC